GGGGGGTTCTGTCGTGTTTCCCTTTGCCCCCCCCCCCCCCCCCGTGGGGGGGGGGTCGCAGTTACGAAATCTTTTTGCATAATGTTAAATTTTGGTATTTAAATTGCTACAAATATAACCTTTATAAAATATCGTTTTCTTCACGTTTCTTACGTTCGCGTCTTTTGCGACGAGCCTCCAGACGTTTCGCCCGGCGAATCTGTTCCTCCTTTGAAAGACCTTCAAATTTATCCACCTTCTCTTTATGGCGGCTTATAGATTCTTTAATGGCCCCTTTAATACGCATACCTTTCTTCTGCTTCTTAGCCTTATTCAAATTATAATCTACTTCAAATTCTCCTTTAGGTTCATCCTGTTCTTCGGGATCAGCTACCAATATAACACCATTTTCCTTTAAATCTTCAATACGGGTGGTATCTGGAGTGTTGGGGTTAGCTTTAGTGTCTTCAATTGTTTTGGCAGTTTTCATGGCTTTTAACCGTTCTAGCATTCTCTTACGGATATTTTCACCTGATTCATTCACCACAGGATTGGCATCTTCAATTACTTCGTCTATAGGAACGAATTCATCGGTGAATTTTGTGGATGCCTCTTCAATTTGCCCCCAATCATACTGTTTAATCAAAGCACTAGGCAGTTGAACAGTTGCACCGTCCATTACGTTGCTATTAAATCCGTTAAATTTGCTATACCAGCTATTAGCAAGCTGAGCAATTAACACGCTAGGATTCAACCCGGCTTTAGCAGCCGTTAACCCTATAACAAGAGCATTAATCGACATTTGTTTCATTACAGACATAACGTTTGTTTCTGCCTGTAATGTGGCGTTTATATCTATACGACCGTCAACGGTCATTTTAATTTCGTTTCCCTTAACTTCTTTACGGGCCTGTTCAATAATGCGTAATATCAAATTACACAAATCTACATTACTGCCACCTGCTGCCCGGTTTTTAATTTCTACTTCTGTGAGCATCTGGTTTAATACTTCCAAACGCCCCGTTTCAGTGGCAATACGAAAATCTTTATTAGTAAGTACGTATTCAGCCCGTCGGCGTGTAATCAGGTCACGATTTTCAACATAGAACTTTTTAAGTTCATCCTCAGGAACTTTTATACGGTATTCCTTAGCCATTATTTTAGCTACATCCGTTATGGTATAAAACTTACCAAAAAGCTCCATAATCGTGCCCGTATAGTCCACTAAATTCCTGGACTTACGTAGCTTTGTACCTAAAGCTTTATTTAATTCTTGTACGGTACGTTGGTAATTTCTTTCTAATTTCAGGTAATGCAACCGCATCACATTAGCGGCCTTAACAGCACTCAAATCTCCTCCCACTGATTTTATATAAGCACTCACATTTACTATCTGCTGATAGTCTATTTCGATAGTTTTTTCTTCATCGGTGCCCTCATTCAAAACCAAAGAATAATACCGTTTGGGGCTTAAATCACGTTCTTCTTTAGCCCATTCCGACGCAACATATAAATCTTTAACTACGTCGGTGGATTCGGTGATATAATCAGGCGCATTTTGCATAATGCGCTCTCTATCCTGCTCTGTCAATCCCTTACTCATATCACATTTTCATGTTATAACAGCCACAACCCATCAGATAGGCTACCGCATCACATTCGTGCCTACCATCCCAATATCTTAAAAACTCTACAAGGTTTTTATCATGCGCCTTACCCACTACCATACTAACAAATAAAACCCCATCCTGACAAAATACATTGGCTAACAAACAATTATTATTTATTATCAGTAAATCATTGACACGTTCTTTGTAAATCGAATTTGGGAATTTACGTGAAATAGCATCAATAAAAAACTCTGAAGGAACTCCGTTAGAGGGGTATTTCATCATCTGTCGATTCATCCAGCAACATTTGCGGATACGTTTATTTTTCTTATGATAAATAACTAAAGCACCAATCAGTACAATAATACTAAATCCCAAACATTCACAAACTATTTCCATCGTGTTAAAAGTCTAAATTGTTTCTATTCCGAGCATATAAAGTAATATCCCCAATTTCAACATACCACCATTCGGTACGGGTGGCAGCTTTAAATCTAGTGGGAAATTCGCTGAACCGGGGATAACATTCTTTTATTACTACCAAAGTGTTTTCTGGAAAGCCGTGCCCGCTTTCATTATGGCGGACACGACATATATCTCCAACACCAATTCGTTTCTGGCTCATGGCTTTACTTTTTGGGTTCTTCATCTTCTGCCATTACACAGTATGTGTTTAAGAACTGTATAGCTACCGAAACGGCATTTTCCAGTGAAACGCGTGAGACTTTGGCCGGGTCTAAAACCTCAGCTTCAAATAAATCAATCACTTCTCCACTTACCGGATTTAAACCAAAAAACCACTCAGGAGCATTTTCAACTGCAATTGAAATCTTATCGGCATTGATACCCGAATTAACACAAAGCTGACGGAACGGAGCAAATAAAGCCTCAGCAACCACTTCCATCCCCATATTGAAATCGGTAGAAGTATTTATAGCCTCCTTTTTAACTACCAAAGCAGCCCGAAAATGAACAGTAGCTCCTCCAGGAATATACCCTTCATCTATTGCGGCCCGTGTTGCAGCAATTGCATCATCCACACGATCTTTGCGTTCTTTAGTTTCAACTTCGCTGTTTCCACCTACATAAATAATTGCAGCTCCTCCGGTAAGTTTAGCAATTCTTTCCCGACATTTTTCGATGTCAAAACTATTTGTAAATGAATCTATCTGAGATTTAATTGCAGCTACCCGGGTGTTTACTTCTTCCTCACTACCTGCTCCACCCACAAGCACCGTTCTGGTTGATGAAACAACTGCCCGGTCACATTCTCCCAACCAGTCTACTCCTGCTTCGGTCACCGGATGACCATATTCATCCCCCACTACCTGTGCACCAATTTTAACAGCCAAATCCATCAACAAATCCTTCTGAATTTGCCCATACCCCGGTGCTTTTACAAAACATGCCTTCAATCCATTTGTTTGCTGCACATTCATCACCAAAAATTTTACTACATCATTGCTCATATTAGGAGCAACAATGAGTAAACTCCGTTTCACCGTGTAAACTGACTGTACAATAGCCATAATTTCCTGAACATAATTGATATTCTGTCCAAAAACCAAAACATACGGTTTATCCAAAACAGCTTCAATACGTTCCGGGTCAGTTACAAAATAGGGGTTAACCAAACCTTTTTCCCACTGGAAGCCTGTTGATACCTCAATTGAGGTTTCTACTCCTTTAGCACTTTCTTCAACGGTAATTACACCGTCGTTACCTACTTTAGTAATAGCTTCTTTAATCAGATAACCAATCTCTTCATCTCCGTTAGCTGAAACAGTTGCTATTTGCCGGATTTTATCAAAATCATCAACAGCAATTTTCTGAGATTTAGATTCAATAAACTCCACAGCACATTGAGTGGCGTATTCTATACCCCGTTTAAAATCCTGAGGATTTTTAACGAAATGCATCTTTTTCATACCCTCCTTAATTAGGGCATGCGTCAAAATTGTAGCGGTTGTTGTACCGTCCCCGGCTTCATCACAAGTTTTAGCAGCTACAGTTTTCACTAGGGTAGCCCCCATTCTTTTTATAGGGTCGTTGGTATCATAGGCCCGAGCAACGGTAACCCCATCTTTAGTAATGTGAGGTATGCCATACCCTTTATCGATAATTACGGTATGCCCGTGCGGGCCAAGGGTGGAGGCCACCGCCTCCGTTAACTCTTCAATACCTGCAAATAAAGATTCTTGTGCTTGCTGTTTAAATAAAATTCTTGTATCCATTGTTATCAGTTTTTTATTTTAACGTTAATCCTTAGTGATTTGATCAGGGTTCCACTCACATTTACCACCTGCACAAGCCGTACCTATTTCACTACCAGCTTCTTTAAACGAATTTTCCCATTCTATTTTCGAGTAATCAACAGGTTTCATCTTGCAAATGTGCTGCCATTTGTGAAAAGCATTTACATGTTTTAAACAATAGGAAGTCAGTTTACGATCTCCGTTCATGTACTTGTCGGCAAAGCCGTTAAACCGCCGAACCCAATCTTTACGACGCTCTACAAGACGTTTTAAATAATCAATTACACAATTTACATCACTGAAACAAACTCCGTCTATATCGACTAAAAACCGTCCGTTATGAATATTGTTAATAATATACTGGCTAATATCTTCATCGGTAAGTTCTAACAATTTTGAATTTATCCCCAACGCAGCATTACAAGCCTCCCAAACGTCTTCAAAAACATCCATTGCATCTATAATTAGACCACTAGATAAAATTGCTCCTGCTCCATACCGTTCAGCCAATTCTTTTTCATCAAGCACCTCAGTAAATGGAGCCTGAGGGTAATCTAAATCACCAAAAGATGATAACAAACTGATACCACCAAATTCACTACGATGCTCCCAAATAAATTCACGTGTTTCATCCCACTCGTCCGGTTTTACCGTACAGGTATTTGAAACATTCATTCGTAATGTTGGGTTTTCTTTTGTAGAGGGGTGATCAAAATTAGTTCCATATTCAATCCAATTTTGCTTGGTCAACAAAACTAGTTTTAGGAATTCTATGGCTGAAACATCTTTTCTTAAAAGAGCATTTTTAGGTAACGTAACCGGGAAGCAAATTACACTTTCAGTATTTTTTAGCCACGCACTTTTTTCAATACAAAACGGATTGACTTCCTTCCATTCTTGTAGAGATTGTTCAACATTAGCTGCCTGAATGTGTCTTATATAATGTTTTGCGTGACCTGGAGTAATACCTGAAAGAGTGCCTAATAACTGAGAACTATTACCCGACGGTTTCACAACTGTACAACGCGCAGCCGGATTGATACCTATTAATTGGGCCATCCGCTGGTTGGTCTGCTTTACAATTTCGGCCCCCCTGCGTTGTATTTCAGGATTGAATAGAATGTCAGGATTTTCACAAAAACCTGTAATACCTACACCAATTAAAGCATCCCTTTCCGCAATAAGACTAGACCATTTTTCAAGCACCTTGAAATTAGTATACCCGGCTTGCATAGTGCAAATAATAGAAGCGGCTTCACAGGCTTTATAAAAATCCTCTTCGGTTTGAATTTTGCCACCATTAATTTCTGCCAAATTACAAAAACCCCATCCACTATGCCACTGATCGTCTTCCCCTTTATATTTAGGGAATAAACCTACTTCGCCACAATTATGCACCAAAATTCCAGCACAATTTTCATATTTTTCATCACCTGATGTGATGATATAAAAATTGTGATTATCTTCTACGGTTAAATCATAAACAGATTCAACTCCACACGGAGTAACAGAAACAACTGTGATATTCTTATCAACTGTTACCTTATCAGTTGCTAAATATGTACGATCATCATCTTCTTCAACGTAAGGTCTGCCAGATAACACCCACTCCCTTAAATTTGCTATTTTACCACCAAATCTATTTTTAGATAAATTTTTAGGTAATCGACTGTCTAATTTATTACAGGCTTCACATGAAATATATCCACCATTTTCATGAACTTTTTTAGCTATTTCAAATAATTCCTTATTAGACAACCCCTTATATCGACCATTTTTAGATAAAGTGGTTGATAAAGACATATTGTGTGAATATTTTTCTTTATCCTTGATTCTAAATACCGGGTTATTATCTCCTTGTCTTTCTGTGGCTGTTTTTTGTAAATGATTTTCCTTTGATAAAAGATGCAAATTTTTTATAAAATCTCCACCATTATTATCAATGTGATCAATTTCAAAACCCTCTGGTACGGCTCCATGATTATATTCCCATATCATTCGATATTGGCGGGCAAACCCATTTGTTACAGAACAAATTGTTCTATACTTAGTTTTCACAGTAAAAAACTTTTCTAAAGGCTTACCCACACATTTAACAGCCTCTAAATAAGAGCCATCTTTTAAAGCTAATCGATGATCAGGCGTACATTTAAAAGATGAACCGTCTGAAAGCTCCACTTTAACTACTTCCTTTTCCCCGGTTTTAAAAGCTTTAGCCTTTTTAATTTCAGCTTTCCACTTCTTACCAAAACGCCCCTTAAAATTGTTAAATCTTGATGAATAAACTGGAAATTCTTCACCAGATAAAGCCAATTCTTCAATTGAAACAGCATTTCGACCATCTGCTACAGCTACCAATGTTTCTCCCGTAAAACAAGGATTATACACAAACATAGGTGAATCTATAAATACGAAACCGGGTTCACCAAGATTCTTCGTATAATCGAATATTTTATCATATACCGATTTAGAAGTAGTAGGCAAAATAGCGGCTGAATTGTTAGCCCGGCAAAGTTCTGGATAGGTAGTCATCCAGTCTCCAGTCTTACAGGAAGCCATTTGCCAGTCATCAGCGTCAAATATGCTAATCATCGCACTACGGCGTACCCCTCCGGCAATCACGCTATCCGCAAATATGCAGATAATATAATGCAGTTCAAAAGGGCTTAATTTGCGGTTTCGTATTTTATCCAAAAATACTTTCACTTTGTCCAAAGCCTTTTTAAGTGGCTCAGGGCCGGGGGCACGAAATCCCCCACGAATAGGAGCACCTAATGGACGAATCTGTGAATAATTAAATTTAATTTCGGGGCCTCCTTCATAATAATTCGTTAAAAGCTTTCCAGCAGCAGCGGCCCACCCTTCTATGGTATCAGGTATTGCAAATTCTTCTATATGCGATGTATGATTAAACCCTTTAGGAATCGGTAAATTCTTTACATGAACCTTTTGCACACTATAGCCTACCCCACAACCACACAAAAGCAAATACATAATTTCCTCAAACACCCGAACTCTATCCACATAAGTAGCAGAACAGTTATAAAACCTGCTATGCTTTTCAAGCATCAATTCCCCACCATATTGCAGAGCACGTTGAGCACCAAGAACCTTCTGTTCTAAATATAATTCTTTTGCTTTATTTATCAGGGAAAGAAATTCTTCACGATTTTCTTCTGAAACCTTAGAAGAATAAAACTGTAGATGCATGTTCATAACCCGATTAACAGCATCTTCCCAACTTTCTTTTTTACCTGAATGAGTTTGAGCATATTTACTCAAAAATACATACTCCCCTATAATGGGGCGTCCATCAATTTCTACCATAAAAAAAAACCTTAAATGAATTTTTATTTTTCTTTATCGGGCTGCTGAGGGCCAATAATACAACACGGCATTTTATTGCCTAATGTTAAAACCAAAAAATCCCGTCGTATTTTATTGTTTTTCTTCGCAGCTTCGTTTACAATAGCTACAAATATACTGTTTTCAATTTCTAAATACAAGGGTTGCGGGGTGTATTTTTCATTCTTTTCAAGAGCTATTTGCAGCTTAACTCTTTCTTTTTGAAAATGTGTTCGTAATATTTCCTCGGTCGGTAAAATACCCACAAAAGATTTGATTCCCTTACAGGAAACCAACCCCTGACCTTTCGAATCGACTAAATATAAATCCGCAGGTTTTTGTTCAATTTTCTTTTTCATAGTATAATTATATAATTAACAATATATTAATTCTCTTTTAGCTCGGGTAATGCCTACGAATTTAAGACATTTTTCAGCATACAATGACAATTCCGTGGTTGCATAGGGACTGGGTAAAAGTTCAGGTTTTAAAAAGAAAACTCTGTCGGCCTCTAAGCCCTTAGATTTATGTATAGTTGACAAAATAATAGAATTGTTATCAGCATTTTCAACAAAAATATCATAGATGACAGAACGTACTTTATTTAAATCCCCAAAATACTCAAACAAACTTATAAGAATATTCACCTTTTCGTCCAGCTTATCATAAGTTTCACTTTTAGTGGGATGTTTTACTCCTTTTTCAGCCAATCTATTTTCACAATCAAGCAATATTCTCTCAAAGTCATAAATATCATTTACACTATCTATCATCGTCACCAATTCATCTCCAAGTTCACGGCCCATTATTACACAACGCTTACCCAACCGAATTAATTGAATAAATGCATCTACTAAAGGTGCATTATTACGGCATAAAATAAAATCTCCGTGTTTTGCCTGTCTAATAGTACCTGTATCTACTATTCCTTTCGGAGCATCGGGTGCAGCAATAATTCCATCCGGAAAAACTGTACAGGCTTCTTCTACCACCGCCTGTGAACAACGATATGTCATGCTTAAAGGCAAACAAACAGTATTAGGTGCGTTTTTAATGTCATTTAGTGAATCTAAATTTGCGCCCATAAAAGAGTAGATGGACTGCTTTTCATCACCAACCGAAATCAGTCTGCCACGGGGTGTGCGGCATCTTTTAACTAGATCGTAGTGTAGGGGGGCAATATCTTGTACCTCATCAACCATTACCACATTATACCGTTTGAAATCTTCCGGTTCTATATAATGTGCGGCATAATACAACATATCGGTAAAATCAATTAAAATTTTACCCCCGCTATTACCACAAAAATAGCTGTCAGTAAACTGAGAACTAAGTTTATGGAGCTGTATGGCCTTCATTGCAATATTTTCATTCACTTCTTCACCATATCTTTCACCCAATTCTATAATTTTAGCTACATCATTAAAAACAAGATTAAAACGCATAATATCATATAATCGGGTAATTCGCATTACTAACCCCGGTATCTTTTTAGGATGAATCCCTTTAAAATCTAATTTTTCCTTACAAAAATTAAAATATTTACCCTCACTAATTGCAAAATTTATATTAAATGCTTTGCATAGCATAGATAACGCGTAAGAATGCAAAGTTGATGCCTTAACTGTTCGGGGTAATCTATTTTGCAATTCACTAGCAATAGATTTATTAAAAGCCATGAAAATACATTCTTTTACTGGAGGTGTTGCTTTAGCTAATTCACATAATGTAAAAGTTTTACCGGAACCTGCTGTGGCACTCACAAAAATATTGCGGTTAGTAGATCGGTATTCCTCTAAAATTGCCTGCTTATATTTATCTAATTGAGCCATACTAAATTATTTCTTCAATATTGTAATTAACATCTAATTTCTGCTCCCATAAAGCATCAAATAAATATGTTCCATTCACTAAATCGAATAATTCTTCAAAATTTGCCCGCACGCAAGGCCCAATCTCACACACATCCCCCATTTTATTTAACTCCTCAAAACGATCAGTTTTTTCTATAAAAATAGAATCAGAACTTTCATGACAAAACCAACTGTATCCTACTAAATCTAGGTCCTGCTCCCATTTATCTTGGGTTTTATAATTTGCCAAACTATCTGCTACATTATTCCCAAATACATCTTCTTCATTCAAATTATTTTCATGACCCGGCAACCATTTTATGCCGAATTTCATTTTACGGCGGCTTTCTATTTCTCTTAAAATATCTTTCCAAATATCAACATTTTTTACCCCTTTCCACCCTTTCATACGCCAGTTTGCCAACCAACCCAATTTAAATGCATTCACACAAAACTGACTATCGCTGGTAATTATAACATGCGTGAACTCATTAGGATCAACCATACGGATTGCGGCCAGTATAGCCATCATCTCCATTCGGGTAGTAGTTGTATTGTAATAACCACGCCGAAGAGTTATTTCTTCATCTCCTACCTTACAATAAACACCAAACCCACCACATTTTCTACCTTGTGTAGTACAACTACCATCAGTCCATATTTTTATAGAAATACGATCATTCATGTCTAACCTTAAATTTTAATGCTAAATCAGTATTAGTTAACCCCCGATTTATTATTCCAGTAATCATATCTTTACTTTCAATAATTTCCCTCATTTCTACATCTATTGTGTCAGGGGAAGCTAAATATATAACGTTTATACTACTCCGTTGACCCATCCGTTCAAGACGTGCTGTAGTTTGTTCTAAATCAGTCGATCTATCCGGGTATTCTATATAAATTAGAGTACTGCAATTACTTTGCAAGCCATCCATGCCTGTCCCGGCAGACTGAATATTTGCGAACAAAACCCGGTGTTTACCGCGTGAAAATTCATCCACTAGTTTTTGTCTTGTTTTACTATCTACTCCACCCTGGATTACAGGGCTTTTGAAATAATCACTTAATTCCTGTAAAGGCTCACGATGTACCCCAAATACTAACAAAGAATCATTTTCATTAGCTTCAAGCCATTCCTCTATATATTTTTTGATAAACTTAATTTTCCCTTCTATGCTCAGCCTTTTCAAGGTTTGAATCATTACCAAATGCGGCGCATTCACCGCGTTATTGGCTTTATTTATGTCAATTTTAGATAAATAAGAAATCAAATCACTTTCAGCCCGCCGATACTCTTTTATATTAGTTATAGGAACATCAACCACCTGTGTAATAAGCGGCGGTAACTCCTTTAAAACATCTCTCTTATTACGTCTTATATATCCAGCTGATTGTAACATCTTATGTAATTCATCCAAATTGCTAAAACCACCCCAATCTACACCAAATGGAGTCTTTTTAGCATCACAATAGCGGAATTTAAATTCAGTTACCGACCCAAAAGTGTTATCAAACTTTCTTATAATCTTAAATGGCTGAATCAAATCCGCTGGTTTATTTTGGGTTAGTGTACCAGTAAGGCCCCAAACATAACGAATGCGGGCAGTTATTTTCAGGACTAATTTAGTCCTTAAAGCCTTTTCATTCTTTAAAAAGTGAATTTCATCTATAGCACAACAACCCCAGTGTTTACATAACAATTCTTTAAATTTTAAAGCGGGTTTATCAGTTCCACGCTGATTTAGTAAATCAAAATTAATGATTACTACATCACTATTCCATATAGTATTCCAATCTACTTTTTTTTTGGCACGGTCAACCACAGCAACCGATCTATCAGGGTTCCATTTACCCCATTCCTTTTTCCAGTTATATTTTACTGAGGCAGGAGTAATAATAAGGGCAGGAAAGCAATTTAGAATTTCTATCGTTGCGATTTGCTGACCTGTTTTCCCTAAACCACAATCATCTCCATTAATGCAGTTGCCATAATTAATCATATAAGCTATCCCTTCACACTGATAAGGCCGTGGAATAACATGTAACCCAATTTCTATGCATGCAGTTTTAATATCCGAAGCATTAACAATAGAGGAAGGTTCAGTTCTATTTAAAAATCTTTTTGAGGGGAAAGTATATACCCCCTCAATAAAACCATTATCTTTAAGCCACTTTGTTAACGGAGCACTTGTAACCAATGCAAATGGAATATTCCATTCTTTGTTTTCAGGGTTATAGTTTGCGCCTGCAAACTTTTTTACCTCTTTCACTAAAGCAGCATCATAAGAAAACTGAATCTTCCACCAACCGTTAACCTTTCGGTAAAATCTCATCTTCAAAAGTTTTTCTATCAACTATTCTTATTCCAAGCTGTTTGGCTGTTTTCATCTTAGATGATGTACTGTTTAAATCAGCAACCACCAGAACAGTACAGGCTTTAGTCACCCCATTCAACACAGTATGACCCTTTGAAGTAAGTGCCTGTTCTAATTCTTTGCTCCGAAATCCAGTCATACAAACAAACATTTTTTCACCATCAGTAACCTCTATTTTAGGAGATTTGATGTAGGAAATTTGAATCAAAGGGTATGGACAAAATTGGTTTATACCGTTAATGAATGCTCTGGCAAATTTTTCACCTATTCCTGGAATATTAGCAATTAAACAAATCAATCTATCAACAGTTAATCGTTTTAAAACAAACATACCATTTTTTTCTTCTCCAAACTCATCTGAGTTATCCAAAATTTTCTGGCAAATTGTTTCACCTATTTTTCCATCAAAAATATTTAATGCTGTTAGGTACCGGGCCAAAGGTACCCCTTCACCACCAATCAAAAATTTTTGAATTTGTTTATATACTGTCTCACCCCGGCTTTTACCTAAAATCTGCTGCAATTCCTTGCAGGATAAATCAATAATATCGGTATAATAAGTGTATCCATTTTCATACAATTTCCGTAGGGAAGGTTCTTCAAATTCTTCACACCCCATAGTTCTAAAAAAATACACTAATTCACTGATTACTCTTTCTTTACAATCTGGATTTTTACATAGCAAATTTGTTTCAGTTTCATCCCACTCTAACACCTTTCCACACGATGGACATACCTGCATAGATTTTACCTGCTGTTGCATTTCAATACTATTGAAAGAAATTGTTTTTAAATGTTTAGGAATGACATCCCCTGAACGAATAATTTCAATAATAGCACCGGGGCAAATGTTTCTTTCGATGAGTGTTTTTGCATTATAAGCCGTTGCCCGGCTCACTGTGGCTCCATCCATTTCAACCGGGTCGATTACTATTACAGGATTAAGTACTCCGGTTTTACCTATCCCGTATTCAATACTTTTCACAGTTGTTTGGTAAACATCACACCATTCTTCACGCTTAAAGGCTATAGCATAGCCCGGATTACCATTATTAAGTCTTCCAATTTCAGAACGTACTTTGGCCTCATCCACTTCAATAACTATCCCATCAATTTTATATTTGTCATTAAATACGTTGTATAAATCTTCATTAAGAAATGAATTCAATTCTATATCCTTTAACCCCAATAATGTAGAAATAAAATATATTTTCCAATCTGCCACAAATTCCTCACCATAAGCATTTTTCATTTTCAGGAGTTGAACATTCTTATTTAAATGAGATTCATCACACCCATACCGAATAAAATCAACAGAATCGATGAAAGAACTTTTATATCCATCTGGCGAATTAAACAGGCCTGCCACCATGTTACGCGCATTTTTATAATTAAAATCCCTGCATTCATTTTTCAGATAAGTAAAAGTCCTTTTAGGTAAAATAGCTTCCCCCCAAGTGTACAGGGGTACATCTTCGGACCCAGGTATGGGTTTGTTCATACGTTTGTAATGCAAACTGCTCTTTTGCCCCATGACACCATCACCACGTGTCCATGCGTCATTAACTGATTCGTCAACAACTAAACTAATCCCATCAAATTTAGGAGTAATAATAACAGTTTTACACCCGGCATCTGACATTTTTTGTAACCATTTTCGAAGCTCTTTAAGAGTCTTCACCTTTTCAAGACTGAACATAGGAACAGGCAATTTCTCCATTCTATCCTCAGCTTTCTCAACTATACCCTTCTCAAAAAATTTATCTTTTGGGTTATTTTGCCACAATTTTTCTACCAGTTTATCATATTCGATATCCGATATTTGCGACTTACCCATACGGTAAGCCGCATTTAATTTTATCAGTTGTTCCCTAAGGGAATTAATTTCTTTGGTATTCAATTTTGTTGCCATAACTAAACCTTTATTATAATTTGTCCTAACAAGCGAATTTCTTAAATAATGTCACATATTCATAATATTCAGTTTCACTAAACACCCAACCCTCACCATAAATATCAGTAATCAAACGTTTAATCATTCGAATAATACCAGCTTTCTTCCGATTAATTATGGTATTCAATTCACAAACTGCTGCAACTGCTTTATAATAAGCTTCCCCTTCGGCACTCATTAAAAGACCATCATATTGTTCTCTTTCACCTCTGATTTCTGATAATTCCCTCATTTTTGAAATGATTTTTTCTCTTCTTTGTGCATTTGTTTTCATAACTGGTAATCTTTATTGTTTGACATCACAAAAGTGCAAAGAATTTTGGAATTAACCAAGAATTATCTTGAAAATCTACTTATCATAGCCCAACATTTTCCCCATAGCCTTTCTTTTACGCATTTCTTTTTCATCTCCGGCCCCCCGTTTTATTTCTTTATCAAAACGATGTCGCAAAATTTCCTTTTTCTTTTCATCCGGTTGACCACCAAATGTATTAACACTGAATTCCGGTATAGTTTCACCCTCAGCAACTTCTTCAAATTCCATCACACACCCACAATTAGGGCATTTAAATTCAGTTTTAGGTACCATTTTATGTGCTTTGGCATCGTATGCCATCCGAAAAGTTCCGACATTTTGCCGGGTATTAAACTCTTTACATGTGTTATTTTTACAAATTAAATAATAACTCATAAATAATGCCTCCTTCCGTATTCTGCTATTAAAAGACTATCAACCAAATTATCATCAGGTTTTTTACATGCCTCTGTTCGGCGCAAATCATGGTTAGGAAATAAACGCTGGGCAGCAAGAATAGACATAACCTTTTTATTAGGATTTACTTTAACCCCTTCGTGCATTTCTTTCTGCCATTTTTTAGGAGAAACCAATACAATGGGCAACCCGCACATAACGAATCCCATACGTAAAAGACCACAAACTAATCCGAAATTAAAAGTCGCTCCAGCAGAACTACCATATAATGCATGCACGTCTTCTATGACAACAATTGTTTTAGCCGGATCACACTCCTCTGAAATTTTAAAAATCAAATCGGCCAACCCATGCAAATCCAATTCTTTACCTACTTTAGGCATTGCATAATGTGTTATGCCGGATACATTCATCACGGTAATAAACCCTTCTTTACCGGGGTCAACCCCTATCACAGTCTTATCTAATTTCATAATTTTCCTTTTCAGCAGAATAATCAAACCCAAGTAATCGATACTGATTTTCCAAAAAAGCTAAACCTGCCAACTGCGCAATAAATTCATCATCATTTCTAATTTCATCAGGGTTTTTCCAGCTTTTACTATGCATTTTATATACTTTGTTTTCACAAATTGCAAGCACTTCACAATGTATACTCTTACATATTTCAGCCCCTTTTATGCCTGTAGGAGTATTAATCGATTTAACATTTATTTCTATCTTAACATTCATAACCAACTATATTATCATCTTATTCTATATAACTATACCCATTTTCTTTCACTACTGTTAGTGTAGTAACCCCGGCCCTAATATTCATGACATGACTAATTATATAAATTGGATAACCACACCCATCAAGAGATTCAAGCAGTAAAGAAAGCCCTAACGGATCAGTACCCTCAAGAACTTCATCAATATTTAGGAAATGCAACCCTCCCCACTCATTCGTTCCGTTAATCATTTCCTGCATAGCCTGAATTAAGGCTACTTCTACCCGTGCGCGTTCACCTCCGCTAAAAGACCAAAACGATTTATATTCACCCTCACCATTTATAACGAAAACGGTGATTTCAGCTTTAATTTTACCTTTCGAATCCCGTTTAAACCCTTCTATACATAAACGCAGTTCTGACCGCTGTTTTTGTAAAGCTGAATTAGCAAAATCCTGAATTATTTTTAATTGTTCACAGGCTAAAGACATTTTAAATTCTTTGAATCTTAACCCCCATTGCATCATATCAGAAATTTGCTTCTCACATTCTTCACATTCTTTACGTGCCTTTTCAAGCTTTTTCTGAGTTAGGGTCACTAGCCCGGTAAGTTCTTCCTCACGGGTTTGTATTTCTTCTTGTTCGGCCCTTTCAAGCTGTTCTGCCAGTTGTACGCTTCTTTCATCACATTCAGCCTGAACCCCCCGGTTATGATCTATATATTCTTTACAGGTGGTGATTAACTGATTTTTACTGGCAATTTCACCCTTAATGCGGGTTATTTCCGATTGAACCTTACGGACAGCCTTTATAGTTTCCTGCTCTTTTGCTCGTACCCCTGATATTTTTTCCTCAAACTTTTTAAGTTGTTTTTCAAAATCAGCAAGTTCTTGAAGTGCAACTTTTGATAAAGTGTCATGTTCCTGCGCCTCACCCCTTTTTCGGGCAATTTCAGCGCGGGTTTTATTGATATCTATTGAACTATCAGTAATTACAAATTCCGTACCACAATGAGGACATTTTACTGCACCTTTCAATATGGCAGCTAATTTATTAGTTTCAGCTTCGAGCTGAATAGAGGCAGCTAAATGATTCTTTCTTTTTTTACGAATTTCTTCCACCTTTTTATCAGTCGATTCTCTTTCAACTGAAATAGCATCATACTGATCTTTATAATCAATTTCCTCTAATAGGAGTAGCTGCTTAGTGGCTTCACTAATTTTTATCTGATTTTCCTTTATATCTTTTTCAGCCAGTTTAATAGTAGAAAGGGATTGCTGAATTTTTTCTTCAGCCCGGTCATACCGATTTATAGTTGTATCAATTTCATCATTTAAACGTTCTATTAGACGAAGTTTTTCATCTTCAAGGTTACGTTCTTGCTCTTCCTTTAATTGATGGTTATAGACATTCAATTCACCCTCTATTGTGTGAAGTTTACCTAAAGCTATCGATTTTTTATTTTCAAGAGGTTTTACTTTTTCTTTAATCAGGGCATCAGATTCATCTAATTGCTCCGCCTTGATGAACCGATTAATTAATGAAAGCTTATCAGTATTCGACGACGAAACAAAAGATTTAAAATTTTCTTTATTAATAATGTAATAATTTTTCAAATCTTCGGCTGAAATTCCTATCCATTTTAAAATGAAAGCATTACCATCATTAACAGTAGCATACTGAACAGAATTAACTTCCTCGTTGATAGTCAGTTCCAGGACAGCTGATCCTTTTACTTTCAATACCCGGTGAATATTCAGAGTTTCTTTTCGAACAGGGCAATAAATATCCAACCAAATATGAGCTTCTTCTTCGCCCCATGTAATTAAATCCCTATCTAGTGTCTGTTTACGAAGAGGGGTTGCAAGTATTGCATACGCAATACCTGCCATCATTGTACTCTTGCCTGCTCCATTGGTTTCCTTTGATTCTATTTCAGTCAAATTTTTACCCTGAATCAGTACAGGATTCTTTATAAAAGTGTGTTCAAGACTTTTAAAAGACAAAAAATTTTCTAATTTTAGAGATACAATTTCCATGGTTATAAAATTGATACAATTTCACTTTCAATTTCAGCCATCAGGTTCTCATCTTCAATTAGAGTTTCACGTGCTCTTTCAGCCCCTTGACCAATATTTTTACCTTTATACTTATAAAAAGCCCCGGCTTTTTGAATGATATTTTTATCCACCCCAATTTGAATCAGCTCCGAAGCCTTATCTATACCCTCTCCAAAACGAATGTCAAATTCTGCTTTACGCAACGGTGGAGCCACTTTATTTTTTGCTACCTTCACTTTCACGTGATTGGCAGTTTCTTCACCCCGTTCTCCAAGTGTTCCCGCTTTAGTTACTTCAAGCACCTGTGAGGTATAAAAACCTAATGCTTTACCTCCTGGAGTAGTAGTGGGATTACCGTATGCAATACCGATTTTTTCACGGAATTGATTGATGAAAAGCATAATGATTCCGTTATCAGCTAAATCTTTTGTAAAACCCGGTAACCATGCAGACATTAGTCTTGCCAGTACACCCATCTTAGCATCCCCAACATCAGCATCTAAATAACATTTAGGAAACATGGCTGCAACACTATCCATCACCACTGCACAAATTTCTTTCGATTTTATCAGCTCACGAATAATTTCCAAACATTCCTCGGCAGTACCCGGCTGAAACAGTAAAAATTTATTAGCTGATATATCAACACCGATTGCCTCAACATAATCCATGTCTATGGCATTTTCTTTATCTATATAGGCTACAGCCTTACCTGTGGCCTGCTGAGCTTCCCGGCAAGCAGTCAGAGCTAAAGTGGTTTTACCACTTGATTCATAACCACGAATTTCTATAATTCTACCCTTTGGGTACCCTCCACCTAGAGCAAGATCAAGTGAAAGACTACCGGAAGAAATAAACTCAACACCCTGTTGATTATTACCAGCAATAACCTCTTTACCAAATTTCTTTTGTAGGGATGCAACTAAATCTTCTATTCCTGCCATTGCATTATTTCTTTTAATAATTTATAACCAGTACTGTAATCATACCCTTTTTCCTCACAAAACGTTTGAAATTTCTGTTTTAAATCACTACCTGAAATCTCCTGAATTAAAGTGGCTTCTTCTACATTTTCAACCTCCACATCTTCATATTTTGCCTTTACAGTAATACCATTATCAGTAAACCATTTCTTATTAATAGATTTAACAGCCTGCTGATCACCAGTAATAACAACACGAATATTCGCCTCTGTACTATCTGTTTTAGATAACGACAACAATTCATCTTTAGTAACCTTAGCCGCATTTACTTCTATCGTTTTATACGGCTTAAAAGAAGCCTTTACTAAATCAAAACTTAAATTGTCATACAGCACTGTAAATCCCTTTTCCTCATCTTCACCAAAATTATTCTGTCTTGTAGCAGGTAAATGAAAAACATTTACCCCCGGTTGATGTGCGTTATGATAATGACCTAAAAAGACTTTTCCATAATTTTTAAATAAAGAAAGCTTTATTTTACTTTCTACTTTTGTGCCATCGTTATTTATACTACCCTGAACAGCAATGTGACTAAATAAAACAGATTTTTTACTTGGAGGAGGGTCTAAAGTGCCAAATTTTTCTAGCCACACATCCTGTGTATAAAAAGGAATAAAACTGAAATGTACTCCATTGACTACTTGAATTTCAGGTACTTCAATAAGCTTGAACCCAGGGTGAAATTTGTAGGGGGTTAAAAAACTTTCATCAGCTGTGTAATCCGTTTTGTCATGATTTCCAGGAATGCATTTAATCTGAATTCCAGCCTGATAGTACATTTCAATCATTTCAGTCAAACAGGTCAGGATTTCCTGACGTTGGCTTAACCGTGAATCAAATATATCCCCCAACCAAATAACTATGCTGACACCTATTTCTTTGGCTAAAGCTATTTCTTGTTCCGCTAAATCTAACAATTCTAAAGCGTTATCTTCTTTGAGGTGTTTATCAGTACTGACAATTGCAATTGGTTTCTTAGACATAATTCCATATTATTAATTTGCCCGGTAATGAACCGGGCAAAATTGGTTTTACTTTTGTTGTCTTTCTTTCTGTAATCGTCGAATCCGATCAATGGCTTTTTCTCCTGATGGAGAATTAGCATCTTCCGGTGGGTTTATTCCCGCCACCTTTTTTGAAACCTTTTCAGGCCGTTTTTTACTTTCAGGTTCGGGTTCTTCAGATGAATCATCATTATCTTCTTCCTCAGGTTCATCCCAACCCGGCAAATGCGGAATATCATACTCAAAATCTTCTTTATTTAAAGCTTTTTGATAGTATTCCTCCAATTCTTCTCCTTCTAATTCAAGCTCTTCATATTCATCCCCGTACTGACGAACAAATTCAGCATTTACAGCAGCCAGTTTTTCCTCAGGGGTGGGGCCGTTTACTTTCTTTTTAGCGGTAGCTTTTTTACCGGGTACGGCTTTCGTTTTTTGTTTCACAGGTCGTTCTTCCTCTTCGTCGAAGTTATTCACCTTTTCCTCGTCATCATCCCCAAAAGGCAAATCATCATCACCCTCTTCAATACCTACATTGTCAAGACTGTCGGCCCATTTAGACATTTCTTCAACCATATCCAAAAAATCTTCCTGCTCAAAAATATTGTAATCAGGATTATTTTCATCAAAACGCTTTAGACCATCTAAAGCCATTTCAAAGTCCTTTTTCTGATAGGAGTTGACATAAATCTTTTTCAAACTCGGCAGTGTTTCAAGCTCCTCCAAAACTTTATCAGGTACCGCATACTGTGCAAAAAAGTCATCCCAGTTCTGACCTACTTTAGGCGGTAAAGACTTAATAGTGTCTACTGTTTTACCCTTGTCATCTTTACTTCTTGTCCACTGTAACGGAAATCCTGTGGTTGGATCGCTGAACATATCGATTTCTGCCTCATCATTTTGTGCACAAATTTGAGCAGATTCCCGGTTTAAAGCTTCCATCAATTTCGGTTTGAAAGCATCCCGGTAAATTTTACCCTCGATGTAAGCATAAAACACATACTCTAATTGTGGACGAATACCCCAAACCCATTTACCATTATAACGGTAACCTGTCACAGGGGCTAAAAATTTATCCTTATCCTTTTTATCCTGAATTTGTTCAGCTTTTTCATATACCCGTTTGATATATTCTTCAATAATATCAAACTTAAACCCTCCATGAAGGGTAGCAATGAAAATTTTCTTTCGTTTTACTTCTTTTTTACCAGTAGGTTTACGATCCTCACCTCTTTGTTCCACCTCGACATCTAATTGTGCTGTCAACATAGGAACATAAGGACTGTCACCCGGTTCATGGGCTGGTAAAATTCGTTTAATAGTTGTTCCGTCTGTCTGAGACCAAAACTTGGCAAACTCATTCTTTTCACCATAAAAAGTGTCATACTGTTTTGACTGTTTTACGGTAGACTGCACCGTTTTAAGCGGTGCAGCTTTGTACTTATTTCTATCAAAAGCCATAAAATGTAATGTTAATTAATATAATCGATCACGTTTTTAACGATTTCCTGTCCTGCCTGTTTGAATTCTTCAATTAATTCCTTTAAATCCTTTGCTGTTTCACTTGATTCTAATAAAGCTACTTTTAAAACCACCTGTTCCAATGAAAGCCCAAAAGCCACATCATCCATCTTACCACCAATATGTCTTTTTGATTTCGAATCTTTAAATTCATACAAATCAAACCTATCCTTTGCTGCTTCACATGGTTTAATCCAAAATTTATCGGTAAGCTTAATATAATCCTCAAAACAAATTTCTTTAGTTTCCATAACCATTAACTTTAAATCATAACCCTAAATCTTCAATTACTGCATCATTCAAATCCTGTAAGGCACCATCATAACCACCTCTTAAAATAACCACTGAATTTCCTTCAATACTTACTTCAATATTTAAATTTTCTGCGCAACTATAAACTGAATCTATAATTTCACTTCTTAATTCATCATTGTACTGACTTTCGAATAATAATTTCTGAATTTTCATGACTAATTGTTTTTAATGCTTTTGACATTACAAATGTAGTGCAAAATTCAGAAATAACCAAGAAAAATCTTTAAAATCCTTTCTTTTTTATGAAAAAAGAATTTACTTCCCCCTCAACCAATTCATTCAAAAACTCAGTAGGAGTTACAGGTTTTAAAAGATTGTTCAGCTTTTTAGACTTATCCTGAACAGCCCACTGTAATGCGTCAAGCATGCCAAAATTTTTCTGAGCGTCAATGTATTCAACACATAATTCCTGATATGCTTCATCTAAATATAAGGCTTCATCAAGAGATTTTTCTGACATTTTAATAGATTCACCCTCGATAGTAAATTTACCTCCGTTAATATTAGCCTCTCTTCTCCAACCCCGTTTCAAATCAGCTTCCATAACTTCCTTTTCAAGCTTCTTTTCAAGCATTTTCTTTTCTGCTTCGGCCCGAAGCATACCGACTTTATTTAAAAGAGCACTAACGGTTACAGCTTCACCATAAAGATTTGTGTAATCAATAGAAGTTAATCTATCTATATCTAATACGTCATCAAACCCATTTGTAACCAATGTTACTGGGGTTTCTGAAAAATGTACTAATAATTCCATGATATTCTGTTTGTTAGTTCTATAATGTTAATGTCACTATGTTAGTTTCAAAACTAACTCTGATTATATTTTGTTCCCTCCGTTTATCCCATGATAAAGTTCCATTTATAATAATCAGGTTATATTTAGCCGATTGAAGTAAATTTTCTAATTGGGCATATTCAGTTTGGAATACTACAATTTCAATAAATTCATAGTTAGATTCGAGTACTAAGCGGCAAAATGATTCCCCTTTTCGGGTCTTTTTAACCTCCATTTCAGAAACATAACCTGCTACTATCACATAACCATTATTAGGTCTGTTGTCAGGGTCTAAACACTCTTCTAACGGACAATATTCATATAAATCATAAAACTGACCCCTGCCATATTTTTCATAAATAGATTTATAATCAAAGAAGGCTAACCCCGAAAGCTTTTTCTGCAATAAAGACCACCACCACGAATCATTCACGTGATTATCGGCTCCCCGTAAAATAGGGTCATCGTCTTTTATTTGCTTCTTTTCAGTACCTAAAAATTGTACCAATAAATCCACACGCTCTTTAGGAGAAGTAATATTTTCCAGTGCATCAAATGCCCCGGTTAAAATTAAATTCTGTATTATCCGGCTGTTTACTGCTGACCCTTTCCAGCGGTTACGGCTTATAAAGTCCTGTAAAGAATAATACTGACCATTTTCCTGACGTTCCTTTAAAATTTGTGTTGCTGCCTTTTCAGCCACTTGTTTTACTCCTGTTATAGACCAATATAAAGCCTTTTCTTTAAAATTAATAATAACATCAGTGTCCGATATATTAATATCTACTGGCCGCACCGTACATACACCTGTTTTATTAATTTCAGCAATATACTGCGGATAGTCTTTATCCTCAGCGTATTTAAAAGCTACAGACCAGTATTCTATTGGGTAATGAACTTTGACCCACTGGGAAATATACCCGGTAATAGCATAGGCAGCGGCATGACTATTGCATGTCACTATTCCATTTTCAATGGTGAATGTATGGTAAGGGTCGCACATTTCCACATCATATACATCTTCTTCACCATTCTCTGTAATCTCAATTATTTTTTCAAAATGTGTAATAACTCCCTTTTCACCCATTTTTGTTCTACCCATTTCATAATGGGCCTTTTTATGGCATGATGCACACAATGTAATTAGATTATCTAATTCATTATTAGCATGATCACCATCTATATGATGTATCTCTAACCTACAGCCAGACATTCCGCAAATTTCACACTCAGATTTTTTAAGGTTTTTTTCGTAATACTCAAATTTAGTATAATTAGTGGAAACATTTTTAGATAAAAAACCCTCATGACCTTTTTGTGAATTCAATTCAAATTTTTCAACAACAGAATTCTCTGTAAAAGGTTTCACCCCTACTTTATCAGTAAAGTTTCCACCTTTTCTTTCTTGCAAATAGCCACTATAAACAAATAATTCATCAACACCAACAACTAAATTTTTAACCTGTTTTTCCCCATCTTTTGTAGGAAATTTATGATTATCTGTGACTGTTATGCGTTTACCACTTTCAGTAATAACAGTATAAGTCTTACGTTTCCCCTGATAATAAATATCTTTTATTTCATGTTTTACCAAAGTACCATCTTCTTTCAAAGACCACGCATACCCATACCCTTGGTATTTATATTTATCATGTAAAGCTGCATGTCCATTCGCAACAGCCCATATTTTATTATGCTTGACTTTGTACATTTCTGCAATAGTCGGATGCCAACTTCCATTGGTGTGACTATGTCTTTTTATTCTTTCATTACCAGAAATACAACGGTTAAATAAATAAGTAGATGCCTTATCAATAGCCTCCCAAACTTCTTCACTATATTTCTGAGTAACATTAAAATTATCACGATAATACGGGATAAATCTTTCCTGATACTGTTGCAAAGCTTCATATTTCTTTTTTACCATAGCCTTACGAACATCATCCGCTTCTACCAGAGACAAACCACCCAATTTTTTACACAACTCCATAATTTGCTCCTGATAACAGAAAACACCGTATGTATTTTTCAAAATTTCTTCGGTACCGACAAAATATTCTACTTTACTACGTCCTTCTTTACGTGCAATGTATTCATTATGGAAACCATTTTCCATCGCACCGGGGCGATATAAAGAGATGGCAGCAATTAAATCCTCTATATTTTCAGGCTTCATCTGTTTGCAATACCCCGTCAACCCACTGCTACCAAAGTGAAAATTATCTTCATTCCATCCATTTTGAAAATATCTATAAACTTCTGGATCATCTAATGGTACACTAAAAATATCAAGATCAGTACCTTCATGTTCTTTCACAAGACGTACCATATCCTGAAATTTATCAAATTGTTTCACACCAAGCACATCCTCTTTTAAAAACCCGGCCGCATCCATTTCACCACCTTCCCATTCTGTTACGTACTCATCCCCCTGTTTACGAATTGGAACCCACCGAAACATATCATACTCATCAGGGAAAACCATCATAGCACAGGCATGTATACTCTGTGCTTTAGGAGCAGGCATAATCAACATTACTTCGTTAATCAAATCAGGGTGATCTAACACAAATTTTTTCACCCGGCTATGTGCACAAGCAATTTTAAATAAATCTTCGGGCTTTCGGTCCTTTACATCGAAAACTTTCATCATTTCATTCACTTCCTGAAATTCAAGCCCATACAACCGCGACATATCTTTTATTGCTGCCCGAAGCTGTAACGCACTATAAGTTCCCACAGAACAAACCTGATTCCACCCATAGCGTTCTTCCATATATTTTTTAACGCGGGGTCTATCTTCACCCGGATAGTCACAATCAATATCCGGCAAAGAAACTTTAACACGACCTGCATTCAAAAATCTCTCAAATAGTAGATTATAACGCATGGGGTCAAGCTTTGTAATTCCTAACAAAAACGATACAAGACACCCCCCTGCTGATCCACGTGAAATACCCGTCATAATACCATTACGATGGCACCAGTTAATAATATCCCACGTAATTAAAAAATAATCGATTGCTTCACCAAGTTTTATTACACCCACTTCCCTATCTATACGTTCAGCAATAGTCTCTTCACCCCATTCATCAAGTAATTCAGGATGACGTTCCAAACCAAGGTCTATAAGATGCCAAAAGAGATCCTCATTTGTTTCAAACTGAGCTGATTCCTCAGGTGTCATTTTATAACGCGGTAAATGACGCTTTTTCACATCAATGGTAAAATCCATCGCATCTGCCAAATCATTTAAAAGCTGAACAGCTTCTTCAAAACGATTATAAGCTTTTTCAACTCCAGCATCTGAATCAGGGAACATAGCCGCTAATTCCATAAAATACTGATCGTTTGTTTTAAAATACTGGTTATTGCTTTCATAGGCAGTAGTTCCACCGATACTATGCAGCCGGGGCCGAATACAACTGTATTCTTCATCTAAATACCATGCATCAACAGCCGCTACAGGAATTAATTCTGAATCATTAAAAAATTTTCTAAGATTCAGCAAATAATTTTTATCCCTTTCGTTATCTACATATTCACAAGGGTCTAACTGATACAAAGCTGCATCTATTTTTAACCCTTTCAGTTTGTCATAATCGGTAGTTTTAGGATCTAAAAATAAAATCAAATTTTCATTACCGTCAGTGATTTTCCTAAAATCATCAAGACCTATATACTTAGGATTGTCACAGTTAATAAATTTGTTAATAGTTAACAAATCCCTCCACCCTATTTCATTCCTAACATAAACCTTTACCGTAAAACGGTAATCGTTCTTTTCGTCAAGAACGGTACATTCCATACCAATAACACTTTTCAAACCATTTTTCTGACACTCTTCCTGAAATTTAAGTGCCCCGGCTAAAGTGTTTTTTTCACAAATACCTAAAGTATGAATTCCTAAAAATTTTGCCTTTTTACACCAGTCTGAATAAGTACCCGAACCAGAAGTAAGTTCATATTGCCCATGAACTCCCAAAAATACCTGAATAGGAAATTCCTGATTTGCCTGCCCTAAATATTTCAACCGAATCAATTTTACCGAATTTTCTGAACCCTTTGGGAGCATATAATAAACCCCTCCAAAACTAAAGGCATAATAATCACAATCTGTTTCAACAGACCCTTCGGAATTTCCTTTTCGGGCATCATCAGCAGGAACACCTACAAAATTAAAATCATCATCAAACAGTGCACCATCAAAAGCAGGTTTGTATAATTCAAAAGTCTTACCATCTATTTCAACAATAAAATCTGAAATAACATCATAAGACATTAAATTATCATCCAAGTATTTTAAAAAATTTTCCATACTAATACCGGGTAACAATGTTAATCAATTCAGCTGTAATATTATCTCCATCCTTAAAACCTTTGTTAATAAAATACCGGGCAAAATTTTCACTGACATGATCATTAATTTCATACCGGGGTGACTTGTAATCACAAAAAATAAACTTCACGTCTTTTGACATCATTTTACCTACGTTTAAAATAGCCACGACCTCCTCAGCAAAACGAACAGAACCAAACGCAATATCAGCTGTATATGCATCAAATTCATCCAATTTAACCCATTCCTCTGTTATTCTTTTGGCTGTCCAATCAGCCCACACTGCTGGTCCAGCTAATGTTTTTATATATTCTCCACAACGTTGTAAAAGTTGTCGTCCAGTCACCATCGAAGCATAAGGGGTGTCAGTTAATGGGTTAGTAGGAGTGGTAATCACCTGTCCGTTATTTTTCCAGTATGAATACGAATCACTATTAATGTCCATTTTAGCAGCTTTACCAGTTAAAATAAAAGCTAATGTTTCACGTATTCCATCACTAAAATCCCCATCAAGTGTTTTAATACCCTTAATAGTATTGGCACGTTTTAACTGATCTAATCTATATGATTTTCCACTGCCAATCGCTCCAATAAACCCATAAACAATTCCTTTATCCTTCATAAGTCACAATAAATTTTAAAATACTTTTAAAATAAGTCCAATTGTTGGAATACTCTTTAAACATTTCCTCACAGTTTTTTATCACTGCTTTCAGTTTACAGGTATTATTCCCCAATGCTTCTTCATTTTTACAAAAAATCCACAAATCTAAAATGTCACACATTTTAAACAGTAAAAACTGCATATGTGTCATATATTCCTTTAAAGCCTCATCACTATAACCCGATAAAGTAGAATCACTATTACAAATTTCTTTTTCAATTATGTGCCACGCCTCACGGGTTTTATCATTATAGCTTTTCACGCAGTGGTTTAAATCTCCTGTCACACTTTCTAAAAAGTCATGCATTAGCACCTTCTCAAAAACATTAATGTCATAAGAAATATTTTCCTCAGAAGCAAACCATCTGAAAAGCATTCCAACTACAAAAGAATGCTCTAAAAGATTGTAACCACGATGATGTGGTGTGTTGGGTAGCCGATGAATATCTTTCATCCCCAATAGAAGGCGTATTTTTTTGTCATTCATATTACTTAAATAAATCATTCAACAACGGGTTATAAAACTCAACAGGTTCTTTCAACCAATATCTTAAAAATACCCGACCCCAATCTAAAAATAATGGATTTAATGAACTGGTTAAATGTGCCAAAGCCTCTTCTTTACTGGTAATAATACCCTCCCGGCACGACTTTTCAAACTTTAAAAGAGCTTGAATATTAATATCAAATTCATCCAACGAAAAATGGGTATTGGGGTAAGTAAATTCTAAATGTGTTGCAAAAGATTCAATATCTAATTGCGCAATTTGTTTCACTAACGGCCAAAAATCCTCATACACATGTAAATTATCTACTTTGTGAAAATAGGAACCAACGGGCACGCCCACCATAGCAGCTACATATTCCTGCATCAAAGTAAAATTAAACACATTAACTGCTGAAAAACCCCAGATAACATCATTACTACGCATATCCACATAGCAATTCATCTTACCATTCACTACCATGAAATGAATAGAACGTGTGCAAGGAGTATCTTTTGTCACTAAAAGACCAGCTTTTCCATTTATTTTTGTTACTCGTGCATCAAAATCATCTGCCACGGGATCAGCTATACTGATAACCGCTTCACGGGTGTGAATGTCTTCATTAAACTTTTCAATCACAAACCGTAATTGATCAGTTTTTTCCTGACTAGAACCAATACCCGCACCTTTATACTGACGGTAAAAAGTATAATCTAAAAAATTATAATTCATAGCTTCATGGTTATCTCCAAATCTACGAATACGAGGCCCATATCCGGCACGCATATGCAAACCATCATCACTAAAATTTTTTAGATTTTTTACATAGGTGGCAGGCATTTCTAAATGATTGTCACCACTAGCAATCCAAAGGGATTCAACCCACCCCAAAGTCTTATTCCACTTTCTTTCAGGAATATGGATATATCGATTCGTAGGGTTTGTGATTTCTATTATGACTGCCGATGGAATTTCAAGACACTTAAAATTTCGTCTTTGTACCTCTATCCCGTTTCGGGATAAAGCCTGACATACGGCTATTAAAGCCGTATCTAAATTTTCTGTTTTTATATACATGGTTCATTAATTAAATGATTAGTCCTTATACTTCCATTTGTAACCTCCAGCTGTTTCATGCTTTAGTTTTCCTTTACAACAAGCCCCAATATTAGGAAAACCGCCTACAAATTGCATAGCCTCTTTAATTGAAGAAAATTCACGCAATTCATTACCATTCAAATCCATTTGTACAATAGTTTTACGTTTGGCAATAGCTGCCGACCGTTGGGCTTTACGTAACCCACGGGTAAATTCTTCCTTTTGGGTTTTCCATTGTTTACGACACCTTTCTGCTTGGGCTTCACGATTCTCTTTAATGCTAAAAAATTGTTTCACAGCTAGTTTAGCTTCTTCCTTAAAAAGTGGGTTTTTAGAATGAAAAGTTTTAATTCTTTCAGATTGTTTTTGCCTTTCTGAATTATTCGCAAAACGTTTTACAGCCGCATCAGACAAATGATTACAATATTCTTTGTTATCCCATAAACGCTTCATTCTTGATATGAAACACCCTCTTTCTTTTTCAGAATATATACGTCCTCGGGTACCTTCCCCTCCATCTGTCATATTGTAGCCATTGTGTTTGGTGTCGTAATACTTGATATAAAATTGTTCTAGGACATTTAAATCTGAAATTAATTCTTGAGGGGTATTTGATTCAATACATTCTAACTCTTCAATTTCAAACTTTTCAAACCCGTACTTACGCATGGCTTGATGAATATTAAAATTAGACCCCTTGGTAGCTGACATAAAATGTCTGTGCAATCTTTTCTCCACTGTTTGCGTGGTTTGACCAATATACATTTTATTAGTCACCGTACATTGTATTCCATAAATATAACCCCGATACATTTTAATCAATTTTTATTTCACTTGGCTTAGGAAGTTTAGCGTTCCACTTTGGTGGGAAAACAAACTTAATATTAGTACGTGTTGGTTTATAAGTATGTTTAATCCTTTCAGATTTCTTACCATTACTAAAGTTCATCCCCAAGCCTTTTGCAAACTTGCTGCATTCACACAAAGTGTTTTGTAAATTTGTTAAAGTAGGAACCTGTTCCCACGGTAACGGGTTCCACTTCATACCTGTTTCCTTACAAAACTCATACATCTTTTCTTCAAAATGTTCACTAATCCAATGTATTGCACCAACATTATCAAAGCCTTTCGTCTTAGCCCCGTCAAAAATCCAAGAAATTCCCTTCAAGGAACCGGGTCCAGTTATAACAAAATCATTTTCTGAAAAATTAAATAAGGGGCTGTAATTCATATCTATGGCAAATTGCTGAGCAGTAAAATCCCCATGAATTCTCATTTTCCGAAAAGTGGTATATAAATCTTCCAAACTTTGTGCTTCTAAAAAATCATATAGATGTCCATTCTGGAAAATTTCATCATCCCAAATCCGAAAATGAGCACGGTGTTTACTCAAATGTTTTATGTAAGCATATTCTGGAAAGGGATAAAAGAAACATCCTATGATATAGGCATCTCCATAAATAGACACACCCTCCTTTATTTTTTCATCTAAAAACTTAGCAATATTTTCAAACCCTGTTTCATAGGTAATATCACCAAATTCCTTTTCAAGCAAATCCCAGGTTTCACACTTGTTAAAATGCTTAAAAAGCAAAATTCGAAAAAACATATCTTCCGGTTCATACTGCTTGCCATTATAAATAACACGCCGTATTAAATACTGGCTTACTCGGTCAAGACATCGGTAAACATTAGTAAACTTAAAATTATTTAGAATTTCATCCTCTGTCCATGGGGCGGGTTCACCTTTATATTTACGCCAAAAGATGTTCATACGTTCACAAATCCAATACAAATACCAAGCAAAATTATCATTAGGAAGTGGGATGCTTTTTGTTTTCATTTCTTTAAATTTTCAAAAGAATTCTTTTCAATATAATCTTTATTTTTCTCACAGTACTCACGAAAATTCTCACAGTACTCACGAAACCCAAAATAATCTAAAATATGTTCTCCACAATCTTCAATAGAAGAATCATAGGGATGGTAAAGAATGACAACGTTTCCTCCAGCTGCATTTACATCTACAGCCTCTTTTTCCGCTACTTGCCAATCATTTTCAAATGTATGACGTTTACCCCACATGGCTTGACCAGAATTTGGCTTACCTGATCGTAATTCTATTCTTCCCTGATACACATCCAACTGATCAGGTTCATAGCAATACCTAAGATGAAGTATATTACTAAACCCTAAATTTTGGCTCAAATAATGTGGTCTATAACGCCACGAGGCCGTCATTCCAGAACCCTCCATTAATACATTAATGCCCTGACTTGAAATATCCCGTAAGAGAGCACAAAGATTGTTAGCACTTCCAAGTTTACCCGTTACTGAATCTAACCCCTGCCAGCGTTTTATGCCCCCCTTTTCATAAAACTTGCCAAAAGCAATTAAATTGAAAGATTCACAATAAATGCCTATTTCTTTCTGCTTACCATCGATAACAGCTGTATAGGGGATAAACTTCTCACCAATCGATTCAAGCCAAGAAAGAAAGAGGTAAACCCGTGTGGATTTACCGCTTCCTGAGATTCCCTTCACTAAAACAATAGCAGGACCTGTCATACCTTATTTCTTTTTGGTGGTTTTCTTCGGTGCTGCTTTTCCGGCTGCCTCTTCATACAATTTAAGGGCCGTTACACGTTTTTTAATTGGTTTTTCATCCCCAAATTTCACCATACATTTTTCTTTTCCATCACCACTCCGATACAACCGAACAATTTCACCCACATCGGTGCCTTCTTTCAAAGTCACTTTTACTCCAACTTTCATTCCCGGCATTTCTTCTGATTCATCAATATTTTGTCGTTTAGTCTGGCGCGGTTCATCCTTTTTATTAGAATGCTCTTTTGCCATCTTACGGTCAACTCGTGATGGGGTTTTACGGTTTTTCTGGCGGGCATCAAATTCCTTCTCAGCCTTTTCAAGGCGGGCTTCCTCTTCGGGGGTTAACTGATCATTTTCAGTTTCAACTTCACCATCAGTTTCAACCTCTGATGTAGCTTTCTTTTTATCAGCAGCTTTTTTCTTAGGAGCCTTCTCAGCCTTTTCAAGGCGGGCTTCCTCTTCGGGGGTTTCATCCTTTTCAACTACTTCCTGCTTCTTTTTTGGAACAGATTTTTTGATTGGTTCAGCAGCTTGTTCTGAAAGATCAACACCTTTCTTTTTTAACAAATCAGTAGCCACTTTCACCTCTACTTCTGTAGAATCCGGGTTGTTAACAACGGTCAACAATTTTTTTTCATCGTAATTCCGAAACTTCATTCGGACTGTTAAAGCATTTACAGCCATATTCTTAATATTTAAATTGGTTAATTGTTTTCGTTTGACAATGCAAATATAATGGATTTATTTAAATCTGAAAAGATTTTCGGAGATAATTTTCCCTAAAATTTTCCAGAATGCCCAAACCCCCCATCTGCTCTTTGAGTTTCAGTTAATTCACTCACCAATCCCACTTGGCAAATTTCGGCGTGTTCAATTTTATTGATAACCATTTGACAAATTCTTTCACCATCTTCAATCACAGCTTCTTTATCACTCAAATTGATTATAATCACTCCGATTTCACCTCTATAGTCGGAATCTATAGTTCCAGGGGTATTTAATACTGTTAAACCTTCTTTCAAAGCCAACCCGCTACGGGGACGGATTTGTGCTTCATATCCCTCGGGTAATTCAATAAATAAACCTGTAGGGATCAATTGACGACCTAGTGGAGGTAACACTACCTTACCATCAGGTAAAAATGCCCGTAAATCCATACCAGCAGATTCTGAAGTTTTGTAACTAGGCAATTCATGCCCACTACAATTAAAAATCTTTACTTTCATGTCATTCTTAATTTAAAGATTAAACTTAGTTTAAAAGAAAAATGTTATAATTTTCTTAAATTTTAACTTCAACTTTATTATAGAAAAATGTGATAGGGTCTACTGCACCACGCAAAACCTCATCCAAATAATCTATATCAATATTACCGGGGTCAATCCCCTCTTTACGTATAGCAGTCACCCATACAGCTGGAAATATTTCACGCATACGAAGTGCAGTTTCTTTACTTTCGTTAATAGTTCCGTAATCATATAACAAAATAACGTTACTAACGTTTTTCTTCTTTAAAGCTTCAATCTGCCCTCTTCCAATATTATTGCCAAAGGTAAAACAGCATTTAATATCATCCATTTGCTGTAAACCTAATAAATTATCAATATTTACTTTATCAAAAATGCCTTCAACAATAATAACTGTATGGGTTTTACCTCTAATAATTTCATCACAGCCACCCAATAAATCCTGAAAATTATTTTCTGAGTTTCTATAACGTAATATTAACTCAGCTTTGTGCTGTTTATAATCTTCAAGATTATTTTTATGCCATTCTTTAGTATACCTGCTACGTGCCCACCATGCTACACAAACCCCATCCACTTTCATTTTAAAAACAATAAAGTTTTTAAGTTTCGGCTCTAACGGAGATTCCGTATAAGAAGGTTCAAATTCTGCATAGTGTTCAGAACGAAAACCCCTACCATTCAAATAATCATCACTAACCAATGGTTTCAACCGGAATGGTAATTTTACAGGCTTCAATTTTTCACCTTCTTCCTGCTCATCATTTAATTCATCAAACCATTCAGGTTTATTCTCCTGAATTCCCCCTATTTTAGGACATCCGGCCAACTCTTCAACACGTGGTGTGTAAATCTTTTTGGCAAGGTCTGTCCGATTGAGCTTTTTTAAAAACTCATATAGACTAACCTTACGTGGACATTTCCAGCAATGGTAAGTCGCTATTCCAGTGTCATTAAAAATAATCCCCCATTTACCCGATTTGCCACAAAATGGACATTCCATACTTTTATTCGTCATCCACCCCTGAGTTCCAAAAGGGGTCAAGTTGAAATCCGAAATAATTCTATCTTTATCGTACTTCATTACACTTTCTTTTTCTTAGGTGGAATTTTCTTAAATGAATCAGGTTCTTCTTGATCATCATCATAAGCAACCATTCTAGTAGCATATACACCCGGTTCTACTTCTACCCTTTCTTTACGAAATTTTTTAGGAGTACCGTCAGATTTTCTGGTTCGTTTAGTATCCAGTCTTTCCATAGCTGACATTTCCAAAACTTCCTCAACTGTAGTAGACCTACCCATATCGTAAAAGTATCCATTTTCATAATTTGTAGGAATACGAATTATGATACCGTTATTCTTATAATTTCTAAGCTTATCACAATAAATGCGGGCAATTTTAGCGTTAGTTTCCTCTAAAGTCATATTACCTGTCAGCACAAAAGAAAAAGGCTTCACCAATGTTCTATCCCCTTCGGTATTTTGCCGGGTTAAAACCCGGCTTGGATCATTCCACAATTCAAATGGTACATCTCCGGTTTGAGTTACTGTCACCACTGCACAATCATAAGTTTTTGCAATATCTTTCAACCGTTGTGCGACTTTTTGCAAACGATATTTTATAAAATTCGGATCAAAATCTATCTTTTTATTTTCACCTGTCAGCATCAAATCAATAGAATCGATGCCAATCAAATCCGGGTAATACCCATATTCTTTTTTATAATCTTCGATTACCTGAATTAAATCCGCTACGGTCATATCCATCATTTCTTCTGAAGCATACACATCTATGTCACTTTTTACAGTAATTGCCCGGTTAATGATGGTTTTTAAACGCTTTCGGGTTTCTTCCGAAATATCACCCCGCATAATTTTAGAATAAGTGGTATTAGCCAGCATTTGCCCAAATTTCACCATAGCTTCATCGGCCCCACCTTCTAGCTGAATGTGCAAAACATGCATGTGAGCAATAGAAGTGTTGTACCATCCAATATATTTTAAAAAAGTCGATTTACCAACACCTGAACGCATAATCATCAAAGCCGTATCTTGCCGGGGGATTCCTCCATCTGTTAAATCATCTAAAGTAGTAATTCCAAAAGGAATTTTAGCCCTGCGAATTTCATCTTCGGCCTTACGTTGAGTTTCCCCAATATTACGCATGAAATCCCGATAAACACGTCTGAATTTACCATTCTGATTCAGTAATGAAAAACTATTTATTTCATACATTCTCTTTTCCAGCAAAGCCATTGCCTCCTCAGGCCTCCCTTCATTATACATATCAGAGATTTCATGCTGTGTAGCAACAAAAGTCTGACGGCGAATGAATGTTTCAAGTTGTTTCACCATTGGCTCAAATTCAGGCACAGGAATTGCTTTCACCTCTGTTATCTTTTTAACCACATCCTGATTACCCGGATAAGCCATTTCAACCATGCCATACGTTGCCAAATTGCCACTTTTGAGCAAATTATCTGACAACACCTTTAGCATTGCTTTACAACCACCTAATTCTCTTGGAAAATTGCTTAAATCTATATTTTCACAAACTAATCCTGCATATACTTTATTGCTAAAAGCAAGCCTCAACATTTCTTCAACGAAATTAGGGCTTAAAATAGCTTCTACTCTTTTGTTCATACCTAAACCGCATCTACTTTTATCATAACAGTATTTTCTCTTAATTCATTTATAGCCATAAAAGAAGACGAAACCGTATCATCGTGCCCGCTTATACTTTCAAGTGTTCCCTTATCTGATCTAAAGGCTATTGAATTAAATTCACCGAACATTTGTTCGACTGTTTTACGTGTATCCGGATGAAAAGGGCATTTTACTACTCCTCTTTCAAATAAAGCAGCTAAAGAAGCCCAACCCGTTCTTAAATCTTTTTTATTACCTGCCGTTGTCGTGAATGGGGCAACATTTCTTACACCCATTTGTTCACACATATCAGCCAAAATAGATTGAAAACCATTATTTTCAACTACTATTTTATTCGGCTTAAAAAGCCGATCTAGAATTTGAATTTTAGATATTTGTTCATTATATGATAATCCTTGTTTTCGAAATAAATACAATAAATAATAATTCCCTTGAATATCCTTACCCCACACGGAATAACACGTATAGTCAGCCCCCACATTTCCGGAAGCACCAAAGTCACATCCAATTACTGTACGCACTAATTTAATAGGAAATGATTCAACATTTTCTACCAATTTAATTGTCTCCATACCAATGGTGCTTCTCATCAAAATTTCCCATGGAAAAATGGTGCTATCATCCGAAATAGGAACCACTAAATATTCCCTACTGAATACCATTGTACCAAGAGAACGTTTTTCCTCCATCAACTTTTTAAAAGTAAATCTATCAGGAGCTAAAAGCCGCCCATCAGGAAAAATAGCTGGATATTCAAAAACTTTAAATTTAGGGTCTTTCTTTAAATCAGAATAAAGATCATCTTGCTGATATGGTGTGCCGTCTACAATATTATATCCGTATGGCTCAACGATAGGAGTAATGGCACCTTTAAACAGATCTCTCAACTTCTCACGCTGTTCCAATGAATAGATGCTACTCTCGTCAGGTAAGTCATCACTGACCGCTGCCCCCACGTGAAGACCACGAATAAACCCATCCTTACCACGTAAATGCAGTTTAGTTCCATTTTCACATTCTATACTAGTAGCGGCTAAACTAGCTTTTCCACCCGGATTCAGTTTGTAAGCTATAGCTTCATTTATACGAATTTCCTCAACTATTTTATCAACATGCTCCTTACCTAATTTTTCAGTATTAGTGATAATACATGTCTCCTGACGGTTTTTATTATCCGGTTTATCCGGCTTCATAAAACTAGGCCGATTATAACTATATAATCTCCACAATGGAAAAGCTAAACAAAACTCATATGAATTGTGTACTACCGTGCCATCTTCAAGTTGAAACAGATGATCACCATCACACATAAACCCATAATAAGCTCCTTTAGGAAGTTCTGTAATGGTAATATCACTCTTTATCAAGAGTGGCTGGTCATAGGAAAACACCCGGTAACCTTTCATTCTACGCTGCTTTTTAACAGGGAATTTAATAAACTTACCAGTATCTACTTCCACATACTCTTTATGTTTTGAATCCCACAAACATAAAGTATGCGCCCGGTTTACAGTATAAGAAATACCATTTTCCTGATCTATCCTAAATAGGGTACCAACACCCATGTGACGGGTTAATACTTTTCGCGGGGTGAAATCCACACCCATTACTTCCATGCCGGGGTATATATCTTCTATATTTTTAACCGTCCAATCCGCCATTAAAACAGGTGTACCAGCAGCAAAACATTTACCATGTGAACGAGCAGCCAAAAAAGCTATATTAGGATATAACTGAATCATATTACCCCATTCCAAATTTCTCCACCCCTGTCGAAAATTTGGAAGCATTGTTGTTTTAAAATAGTTATACGAATGAATTTTCAACGTTTCATCCATCGATTCTTTTAGCTGATCCACGTAATTTAAACGTTCGGTGTCCAACGTTTTATTTAATGACAAAACATTATTTGTTTGTTTAAAAATTTCTGTCATTAGGCTGTCTATATCCCCACCGTACCCGTCTAATAACTGATTTATAGCAACTGGAGGGAGTGCCTCTAAAATATTGAAAGTTGTCGAAAACACCGTTTCCAGCTGTTTATACGACAACTTCAAATCCCCATTGAAATTAATCATTGCGCTAACTGAAATGTTTCTCTAAACCTGGATTCTATTGTTTGTGTAGGTACCTGAGCAGCTCCTTCTCCACGTAAAACTGAAATATATTTCATAAAAAGAAGTGCATTAGCTCGTGTATCATTCAAAGCCCGGTGAGCATCCACTAATTCAACACCTTCTTTGCGACAACACGTTCCAAGCTTATAGTCTGTTTGTTCAGTTGCCCGGTAATATGCCATCTTTTGTGTATCTTCTACCCATCTAACATATTCCCAAAGATCATCTTTATGAAATTCAAATAACCCTTCTATAAAAGGTATATCAAACCCTTGAAAATTATGACCACACAAAACGGCCTTTACCTTGTTATTTTTATATGTAGTCAAAATATTCTTATAATCATAGTAAACATCTTCTATATCCAAACCGTTATCATTCAAATAATTCTGACTTAATCCGTGTGTTTGCTCAGCCGCAGGTGACCAAATATAATCCTCCTTGTAAGGTTTAATAATAGCGTCATACTCCTTCACAATTTTCATTTCAAAAAGGTCTACAACAACCGCTGCGACTTCAACCAATAAAATATCCCAAAATGCTTTTACTTCTGGTTTTCCTTTCCCACCTTTACTTGGTAAACCCGAAGTTTCGGTGTCTGATACAATAACGTATCTTAAATTTGCTTGTGCCATATTTTCCTCCTATTTCAAAAAGTATTTTAATTGTTCAATATCTTCGTTTCTATTATCAAAATCATCATATATCAATTCTAACTTTAAAACTGGGTTTTTCTCAGCCACCAACCCCTCTGGAAAGTCATTAATCATAATAGCAGGTTCTCCATCAAAGATAACAAAAGGATGAAAATTGATGATGTAATTTTTCCTCAAAACCTGCCCACCTCTATCTTTAAAAGTGATAATTCTTGATTTATTTTGCTTTTCAATATTCAAAACCAAATTTTCCAAAACCTCAAGAATATCATCATCTGTATATTCATCAGGGCTTGATAGAACTTTGTAAATTAAAGTTTCACCCAATGCTCTGGCAATTCGAGCAAAGTAATCTAACATCTCATAATCCATATTATTTCCTATTACCAAATTCATACTTATAATGACACTCCGGACAACATAATTCTATATTATCCTTTTCTAATCTAAGTTCAGGAAACGCCCCTTTAGATTTCTTGTGGCTAAAGTAAACAGCCTTCATCGGTTCGGGTAATGTCACACCACATTTTACACATCTATGCGGACGTTCGGCCCATATCTCCATAAATAATTCTTTTTCACCTGTAGCCTTTCTGGGTTTAATAGGTTTTAACTTACTTTTTTCTATAGCTACCTCAACCTTACTTTTTCCATTATGTAAACGCTTATAGTTGCATTCCTCACATAATTGTTTGGTTCGGTTAGCTATAAACCTAACCTTTCCACAATCCAAACAAATACCAAACTTATTGAATTTAGAAATCGCCATAGTTTTCTTTATGTGTTTTTATACGCATATTCACACAATTATCTATAATAGGAGAATATGACTTTTCAACTTCTTCAAATAAACTTTCACCTAATTTATTCCGTGTAGCAAATAACAACTCACAATCCTTTTTAAAAGGACATTCATTACACATAACGTCATCCGGATTATAAGGGTTGCTTCCATATTTTGCCTGACAAAAATTAGGCCCTGTTATGCGGGACATACGATACCTCTCTTTACGTAAAATTTCTGCTGAAACAGGTTTATAAGTATCTGATTTTACAGGATTTTTCAAACTACGTTCTGCAACCCATTTATGAACATAAAATTTTATCCCATCGTCATATTCAGCCCATCTTCTCCATGCTTCTTTACCCATAAACCAGATAGGCATTGGCCGCAATTGGTGATCCTGATGAGCGTACACATAAAACTGAAATGTTAAAAATTCCCAGACAAAATCAACTCCACCTGTGGGTGGAATACTTTGTAAAAAAGAAATAACCGCGTCACGATGCCGTGGTTTATCCATTTTTATCGTGCGCGGCATTTCTCTAGTTGCCTTTATCTGTAGATATTCGTAAATTCTTAAAATTATATTTATGGATGTTTCGTAATCGTAAATCATAGCTAAATCCAACTTATAGCTATATCTACGCTTTCTGTAGTTGGATAGGTTATAGGTCTATATATCCGCCCAGTGGGATCCTTAGGATCAGGTTCACAAACATCATTAAATTGATGTCGAGCAGCTTCAATATCAACATGCCGACAAACCCATAAACCAACCTCATCTCCTGGATTTAAACGGCCTATTTCCAAAACGGTGTCCGCAGTCATTTCCACAAATTTTGCATGAAATGGTTTACCAAACACTGTTTCAACATTTTCCATAAACTTTTGATTATATTTATTTTTGCCGTTTAACACTCCAATAGCCATCTTATAGGAACAAATGGCATCCTCAGGAATAATTACATTCACCTTTACTTGTGCAACGGGTGTATCATAGTCATTTCGTAGTATGATGGCCCGATATTCATCCCTATTATTTTTCATAGTCATGACCGATAATTCATCAAATAAATTACCAAAGTCATCATTAACTACTTTAGTGCTAGATTTATAGCCTCCTAAAGACCTATCTGAATTAGGCTGTGGGCTGTCATACCCTACAGTTGTTGTGTAATATAAATTCATATTTTAAATCTTTTTAAACTCAGCTTGTACTGAATATAATGGTTCTGAAACCGTAAAAGTTTTTGTTTCGTGTCTTACGATTGGGCCTGAATCTGTTGCAAAAGAAAATGCTGCAACAAACTGGTATCCTTCATTTTCTTTTATAGTCACATCCCAAGCTCCATTATTAAATACAATTTGTATAATCCCCGCTCCGCTAGGCTGAACCCCCCCAAATAGGATTGCTGCTACTAACTTTTACTAAAAACTGCTCCGCAGTAGAGCCTCCATCTATAGGCTGAACCCCAAAAGATTCTGTGCCACCATCATTATCAACCACCTCAAAATCCCAATATTCGTCAAATTTAGCAGTAATAGTTACATTTTTATTTACACTGTATGAAAATGGATTAGCATTCGACAATAATTGCACCCCATCATACCAGCCTAAAAACATATTATTACCAATCGATTTTGCATATAAATTAACAGCAGTACCCCCCACAACTTCAATAGTGTCACTTGCTTTTCCTGCTGATGAATCATTTATTCCTATACTGCCTTTAGTAGTATCCCCGGTTTCGGTATTTACTATAATAGTGTACTTATCTGGATTTGGATTTTCTTCCAAAGTTACCGGAAAAGTTTCATTTTTATTAGTGATAGTGTGATTACCACTTTGTGGATAAAAACCCGGTTTTGAAACAGACCATTCTACATTTAAACCAACCGCCCCACTAATAGTGGAAGTTTGTCTTCCATTCATCATCACTATTGCGTCGGAGGGCGTCGGCACAATAGTGAACGAAAAAACCTCTACGGCTCCACCTCCAAATCCATTCCAGTATGGACATAAATTTGTATCATATCTCTCATCCAAAACAGTAACAACGTTCCCAGTCAAATCTCTTCTAACACGGCCAATATAAAATTCATTTTCGGCCCGGCTTGTAAAATCTGAAACCTTTTCTACCTGAAATTGAACTCTATTATAAGAGTAAAGACCTTGCGATTGACTATCAGTAAACCTGCGACCCATTGGAACACTCCCCAAAATAACTACTCTTAACTGTTGTTCAGCCTGAAACGGATATCCACTGGATAGCACTAAATTATTATCATTAATAATATCAACAACTTGGTAAACTGAATTGTTTAAAGGTTCTGATCCATCATCTTTTATAAATCTGATAGCTGTTGCCACATTTGATTGACCCCTCACTAAATTAGCAAAGTTCACCGTACCAGAAAGATTGCCATTTGTATCAACCTGAACGTAACCGGGTTCAAAGTTTTCTTCCACACAAACTGCTTTTAAATAATACGTTTGATCATCAGCCGGAACACCTGAAAAATTTATTGTATCATTAACATAAAAAGCTTTCAGGTCTGAGGTTATAATGTAACCTCCTTTAATATCAACCCCTCCAACAGTTGTTGATTTTTCGGTAGTAAACGGTACCCCCGGAACACCACCGGGGGAAACTAAACCAAAGCTTGTTGAAAGGGACAACATTGCCCTGATCACATCAGCCTCAGCAGAAAATTGAATCATTCGATTCAATTCTTCTTTTTCTAAAAATGTATTTCTATGAATATTTATCTTACTCATTTTATTTAGTTTTAAATAGTTTCTACTGTCAACGGATTATCACCTGCATCACCTGACATCGGTGTCACCTTCACCCAATCGGCATTAATATCATCTAATTTCCATTTAACCGAAGATGAAGCTATAAGGCCCATACTACCTCCAGCAGCGGGTAATGTAATTACATCAGGAGAAAAACTCAATGATCCAGCTATCTCAAAAACTGCCTGTACAATAATATCATGATCCCCTAAGAAATAATTAGTCGGATTTCGAGTATCTTCTGTTTTATCTGTAACAATTATATATTTTACAAAATTATAACCAGCATTAGGAGTGGCTGTAAAAGTTACTTCTGTGCGTGGAACCCACCCCTCACCTAAACGTTGGCCAGTGATTTTAACTTCACCCCATTCTGGCTGTATTATTTCCATTTCTACAAATAACGGTAATTTCAAAGGAACTTCAATGGTGTAATCTTTATCCATTGTAAGTGAACCAGATTCTTCAACACCTTCATATGATACCGTCCATTTAATCGGTGAATCTAATGGCAATTCAAACCGCACATATCCATTATAATCTGTATATGCTGTTACCCCTGTAGACAAAGTTACTGCGGCTCCATCAACCTTATCACCATTATCAACATTAGACACAATAAACGTCAAAATCCAAGATTTACGAGTAACCCAATCCAACCACTTATATGATACAATATTTTTATAACTAACCAGATATCTCTTAATGAATTCTTCAATATCCTGTTTCGTTCGGGCTGATCTAATCTGGGCATACATTGCAATTACATTTTTTTGCCCTAAATATCCCTGACTAAACGGTAAATCTAACGGTTTCAAAACAATACCTGCCACTGATAAATCAGCAACGTTGCCATCTCTATTCTGTACAATATATGGAGCCATATAAGAAGCAAAAGCCCCACCATCAGAATAAAAGAATTTCAAAGGCCTACCGTTTTCAAAGTTCAAATATAAATCACGGTTTTCATCAGTGTCTTTATCTATATTGTAAATAATCCCACGAAGTTGATAATACACCCCTGGAACCTTGCAAGGGCTTTGATACCTTTCTCCTAAAAAGAAACTGTTTGTAACTTCAAGATCGGTAAGCCTAACCTGCTTTATTAAATTCATTGCTGAATCATAACAATTTACCCCAAATTCTATATTTTGAGGTGGTTGTACTGATCCAACATTCCCAGCTTGATCAGCCTTTAACCAAACAGTTATTTCATAATCTAACCCTCGATATACCTCCATTACTTTTGTTGTATCGGCTTCTGATGAAATACCTACCCGGCCAGTTCCTTTGAATTTAAACACATAAATATCATCCTGATACACTCTTTCAACATCCCCTAAAATAGGGTAGTCAGATAGAGATCCCACACCAATATTTGCGGCCTGCAACAAATTAGTTGGCAAATTTTCATCACCTTCAAGATAAATCTCCCACGAATGTTTGGTTATAATCGTATTTGGAGTTGCCTCACCATCAGTAGGTAGACTTAATTCATCTTCTCCAAACGAAATAATTTCACCATAGTTATCACCAGCATAATCCGGCCCAAAATCATACCCTTTTGAAACAGCATTCACGGTTTCTGTACCATACCATGTTGGAGAGGACCAACCCATACACCACCCAACATTTTGAGGTGCTAAAACTCCAAAAATAAATTCATTGGGCTTGGTATACCCGACCAATCTGCGTAATTCCCCATCAACTACACCTCCAGTCTCAGTTATTGCCGGGGTGCCACGTTTACGAAATTGATCTAACCAATTTTTAAACAAATATTTCCTTTGATCAAGTGTTGTGATATTCTCATACACTAAACCCCACCCTTCAATAAACTCCTTCATCAATAACTCACTATTTTCAAGTTCCCTAAATTGACGGGCATAAATCACAACAAATGCAAAAAAGTGAGTTATTGTAAAAAAGAAAGTGCCATAATCATTTTCATTATTTCGGCTAACATATAACGGCACGATACCGGGTTCAAATAGCTTTTCTAAAACATTTAAAGCCCAATCTAATACCTGTGGGTCATCGCTATTAAAAAACGTATTAAAAACTGACTTATCATAAATCATAGAATTCAACCCTACATCATAGGGATCAACTTCTAATTTTCTAAAAAAAGCGACTTGTCTCCTGAATGGGTCTGTTACATAATCTAAAACCAAATCAACCGCATCAGTCAACCTTCCAAGATTTTCTGATACAGCTGAATTCAAAGATTCCCAGTTTGTAAAGTTTGTACCACCATCAACCGAATAACGGTACAAACTTTTATGTCCTTCACGAGCTGTTTTTAACACAGGTATCAACCCGGCAAGGGGTATGACTTGGGTGTGTATTCTATAGCCGTTACCAATTTGTGGAAATATTTTTCTTTCAATTTTTGCCATTTTAATTCCTATTTCTCTTTGCTTTATTACGGCTTACATTTATCCACTCGTTATACACAATATTCGATTCCGGGTTATGATTAATACACTTTATTTCATAACGCTTTGTGCCAAATCTAATGCCCAAAATCTTAAATTTAGGAACTTTGTATAACACGTGTGATAAACTGTCCCGAACACTTATTTTAAAGTCTACAACAGGTGGATTTCCAGTAAAATCTATATCTTGATCAACTATCCACCACTGTGTTGTCTTTTTCCATTCAAATTTACCGGGTGCAGTTTGAATCAATGTATCCCTGTATTCTATCTTAGTTTCAACAACTGTTTTTACAATTTCTTTTATTTGAGGTGGGCGAATTTTCAATTCTTCTATCATTTTCACATCTTCCTCACGTAATTTCTTAAGCTCTTTCACAGTAAGCTGTAATTCATGAATAGTAGCAACATCTTCACCATGCTGTGTCCTTTCATGCTCAATATCAGTTAAAAGAGCTTCTGTATTATTCTTTTCCCTCAAATACTTTTTTCGATTTTGTATCGAAGCACTAACTGAAAAATATAAGGCTAACACCAAACATACAATCAAAATAATTTTCCAGTTTTTCTTTATAAACTTTTTCATTTATTTTCAATATTTATCCAAATTTCTTCACCTGATTCGAAAGCCTTTTTAACCAAATTAGTGACAATGCTAGAAATAGCAAACTGATTTTTCAGCTGTTCTTTACCGGGCACCCTTTCTCCAACTAATATACAACCCTCAGTATGGCCCACATTACTACCTGCATGAATCAATACCCCTAAAAAATGCGGAACATTTTCTATTGATGGATAACTCTTACCAAATTTAGGCGAATATCTATATGTTACTTTATACCTACCAGCAGGTATACAGGTTTCGCCATATTTTTTCTGTGGGCAATTACACATTTTACCTTTAGGAGTATTGGGACACGATACGGGTAAATCACGCAAAGTATCCTCTAAAGTATCTGCTACTTTTACTCCATCAATAAACATTATACCTAATGTTGCTTTGGGTGGAAATTCATCCCTGATAACCTTTATTTCCATAATCATTTTCATTTAAAATTTCACCTTCTTCACAGTCTATCACTCTATTTATTTTACGTTTTGTTATTTTTCGAATAGCTTTAAAAACCGGGTGTTCACTTATATCACCAGCATTCTCCAAAAAAGACCAAAATTCTGTGCCACACACAAACCCTGCTACCATGTTAGGTAATTTCAAGTCCACAAAATCAAAAATTTTTGTATCTAAATAATGTGATAAAGACACAGCAATTAAAGAAAATGCTAATTTATAAATTGTATTCCATGCTTTCGCACTTTCAAAAAACCACCGGGTTTTTCTTCTTTTAGCCCTCTTATAGGAAGCGATACACCCCACTATAAAATCAATGCCTATGAAAATAAAAACCCCCAACAGCATATCCTGTATAGGAGCAAAAGAACCCCAAAAGGCGGCACCAACCCCTGAAAGCCATTGCAAGTTAAAATTTCTCACTTCCATTATCATAATAAAACCGTATATTTACAAATTTTTATGGTGTAAATATACGGTAAAAAATTAGGTTATTAAATTCTAATTTGCCGGGTAAAACACAGGTGAAAATTCCTTTGATAAATCAAACAACACTGATCCGTTCAAATCGCGCATAATAAATTTCTTTATTCGGGGCAACATATAAACTGGAACTGCTTCATCATGCTTTGGATAAAAATCTTCATCTGATACATACTGCACACCTTCGGTATGCTTTACAATATCAAGCAAATTATCCCACTCAACATTTGCACCAGCCTCCCAAAATCTAAAGTCTAAATATTTAGTCAAACCTACCTGAATATTTTTTCGAACGGTAGCCACATCATAACCGGATTCTATTTCACATCTGAAATCAACTCCAGTTTCTCCACCTACTTCATACCAAGAAGCATTTTCAAATTTAATACCCATCAACCTTCCTGACACAATCATGTCACCTATTCCAAAATATGGAGTTGCACCATTTAATAAAACTTGTAATTCCTGTGTAGTAAATTCCTGTCCATTTTGGGTAGCAATTTGAACATGTATAAATGAATCTTCCATCACACCCACAAACATAATTTTTAAAACACGATCATCTATATCCTGCAAAACCTGCGTAAGTTTTTCCAAAGTTCCTTCTGCATAAATATTCTGATGATTCAGTATACGCCTACGAAACATTTCATCATCTTCTTTATCACGACCCCCTACAGCATAATATTCATTCGTACATTCTTTATGTCCTTGAGGTACAGGAGTGACAGTTACAATACTATTTGCATCAACGTTTGTGAATTCTCCTATTGATTCACTCCTCACCTTCACATATCCATAGCCTGATTCTCCGATGGTAAATGTTTTTTCAATTTGAAACCGAACACCGTTTGTACTTACAAATGTATTGATACCTGCTGTATAAGTGGTATTAGGATCACCATATACTCGTATGTAAGTGGAACTACCTAAAGCCCCTTTTCTTGGGGTAACCCCAAATAAAGAAGCAGCCCGATCTAAATAATCTTCGCTAGCTTCTTCTGGAAAAATTTGAGCAGAAACAATTGCTACATCTTTCAAAGCCTTTTGAGCTACTTTAGCCGTACCAAACGCTGCTGCATTTAAAACCGAATTATCAGTAATATCGGTTACTTTATCTGTTTTATTTAAAAACGTTTCTATCCATAAATTTTTCAGAAACGAAATTGTATTGTTTACTTTAGTAATCATAGTTGTATGTTTGTTACAAGAAAATTATTTGTTACTGTCTTAGCATTTATTTTTATAAATAAATTATCTTCTTCCCTGAAAAGATCAATTAAATTAACTTCAACCCACCGGGCATCTCTGCTGAACATATTCAGTAAATCCCTAAAAATAGTAGGATACTGTAAAGCATTAGCGGAACTACCAATCATATCATTAGGAAGCCCATATTCAGGAAATTCAGGAATGCACCCCTTTAAAGAACTGATAATCGTGTTATAAGCTTGTGCAATTGCTGCCTCATATTCTACCGTCGCTAAATCATTATTTTCAAAACGAAAATTAACGTCAATATCTTTACCCAAAATATTTTTAGTTGATAAATTATCTACAATATTAGGAATATCAAAATTTCCTTCATTTCGAATGTTTATTTTAAACATCCCACCGCCATTATTTGCCGAATAATCTTCTTCCTCAACATAATTATTCTTAGCAACATCAAACCAATCATCCTGTGGAGCATTCGATCCCAATTCTTGCACCACTGATTCAAACGTTTCACGGGTTTTCAATACCCTGTCTACAACTACATTACTACCATATCTACCAATAATAGCAGATCGAAGCCAACGTGAAGAATTATTAATCGTCCAAAGCTTTGTTTGACATTCAGTAAAATAATCCAGAATTTCCCACGCATCTATAGTATTAAAACTATTTGCTTTCAACTCAAATAAAGGTTCTATTTCCCTCGTTTGTTTCATTAGACTATCAAGCCTGCCAAAAGAATCCTCTACGTTAACATTTTGCCCGGTATAGTAACTTACTATTATTGGATAGTAAGAATTACAAAACAACACAAAAGATTCAAAAAATTCCTTTATATTGTAACCTGTCACGTTCTTAAATGTATTTAAGGCTGCATTCATAATATTGATCTTGTTACTTTTGTTGCTAACTCATTTACACCTGTTTGCACCGCCGAAGATACAAGCGTATTTAAAGACGATGTTTGCGCTGATATCCTTCTAGAAACAGCTTCCATAGGAGCTAACGCAATCATTGTCAGGTTATAATTCCATATCATGTTTCGAGCCAAATCCTGTGTATATTGCACACCACTTGGGGGAATAACAACCAAAAAACTTTCACCTAATGCCATATTATAAAAATACAGTCTCAAAGGCTTGCCATTCTTACCCAGCCCAACACTTTTACTCGCAATTGCTTTCAAAATCTTTAACACTCCATAACCAGTTTTAACCCCCACATCAAATTCTGAAAAGGAAAGTGTAGTTGATTTACCACTGATAGAAAACAAATCGTATTTTCCAGCTGTTGTACTAAAAGCCGCCCCTTGGACTGGGTTGGCAACATTCAGCAAAATTTTAAAATTTCTACCAAAAGAACCCTTTATGTTTATTTCCTGAGGAGTAAATGAAGGGCTTGTTAAAACTGTAATTCCAGATAAAGACTTTTTTACATTTGTACGGGTCGGTTCGGTTTTTGTGATAGAATCAGGCATCACTGGAAAAGCCAAATAATCAATCACGTGATCTTCGCTATCAGTAAGCTCTAAGGCACACATATATAACTCAAAATCATTGGGAAACATCGCACTTAATGCCTGTGTCCCAATGGTTTTTTCTATACCCTTCATCTTATTTAAAACTGAACTCAAAGCCATAATTTCTATTATTATATTTGATACAAATGTAAAACTTTTTTAGGAGATTTTACCGGGGGCAGTAGTTTGCCCTGTTTGTGCCGTTGCACTTCCGGTGGTTGAAACCGGAATCCCTGCATCTACTTCTCCAGTTTTAACAAAGGTGTCTATCGCATCTGCTAATTCATTCGCAAATATGCTATCGTCTATTTCTGTTTCGGCCCTCATTCGGGTCATTAAATTTAAAATAGCAGATGCCAAACCTGCTTTATCTAATGCCATAATGTTTATTTATTAAAAAATTGTGATAAAAGACTTTCTAATTCTGTGGTTTTTTCAATAGTGGGAGGTAATGGAGTACCACTTGGCCCTACAGCAGTTGAAACAGTAAGTGTTTTAATTGCGTCTACTATTTTGGTTAATAAATCTTTTAATCCTGTACCCGGGTTATTCATAGATACCTTATCGCCCTCAATTTCAAGTGAAGAACTACCCTGCATAATAGATGCCTTACCATCTTTTAATTCAACCTGTGAATCTTGAAATTTAAACAAAGCCTTTTCAGCATCAACCGTATTTTCATACAAAACATCTCCAAGTTTAACAGTAGTCACAACACCATCCGTCGTTACAACCGTTTTAACGACGTTTTTATCATCACCCTCACCATAACTAGCTTCAAAGGTAGAAGTATCCTTATCTAGGCTAAAACCGGACTCATTTTCGGTATCAGGGTCTATTATTTTAGCTTTTAATTTTTTAAAAGCTTCAACTTCGACATTTTCATTTGCCGATATTTTTACATTTCCGGAAGAAACAAGTTCTAAAACAGAATTTTCATCACCTTCAGAAATAATTTTTATATACCCGGCGGGAACCCCTTTTACACTGATAAAAAGATTACCCTCTTTTGCACTTCCGGTGGTGGGCGAAATACCCTACCCTCCACTCCCATTCACCACACACCCCACATC